GAGCCACTCTGTCATTTCCGCTAGCGTGCCCTCCAGGGGAATCGATGTTTAGCAATATTCCTTTTGCCTCTTTGCTTGCAATTGCAATGTCTTCTAAAATTTCCGAATAGTCTGTGCCACCATAGCCCGCCACAAAATACGGTGCTTCTTTGTTAAATAGCGTTCCAAATACCGATATATGCGCAATGCCATTTTTATCAATTTGCATTTCTTCTCGTTGTGGAATTGCAAAAGAAAACTTTTCTCTCCATTCAGACAAACTGCATTTTTTCTTTTTGTCTGTGTCGTCATTTTTTGCGTTGATAACATCACGCAAGCTAAAAGCCAAAAAACTTGGAGCGTGAATGTTCCAAGGCCTGCAAATTTGATTTAAAAAAATGTTAGTTTTCATCGTTTGAAGTTTTTGATACTTTTGAACTTTTTGAAGTATTTGATTCTTTTGATACTTTTGAAGTATTGGGAATATTTGAACTATTTGAATCTGTTGAACCTGTCGGCTTGTAGAGTAGCCATAGCGGAATTGGCTCGCTATCTGGAATACCTGCCAAACGCATTATGAATCTTGCATTGCTTGCACGAGTCCGCATTTCGTCTTCAAAGTCTAATCCACATTCTGCAAAGCTTTCTTCTATTGTCTTTAAACCCATTTCGACGTTTGCTCGGTTTTGCATTTCTTCACGTCCTGCATCTACTGTGAGCTTTTTTGGGTGAGTCCAAGTGCAATACCACCACCAAGGCTGTGTTGAAAGTTCGCCATTGTTGATAGCCCAGCCAACCGCAAAAAACCAAATAGCATCATTGAAACGCTCATCGATAATCTGAATCATATCATCAATATAGCGTTGAGTTTTTGACGCTATCAAACGCACAGAAGCACCGCCAACTTTTGAACTATCTATGGCAAATTCATAAGGCAAAACACCAAGACTTCCTGAACGGTCAAGAGTATCGATAAACCCTGCAAATGTGGGAGACGGAATGTTGCTTTCGTGAACGTCCAAACTTTCGTCTGGCTCAATCTTGATATTCTTCCCGCCTAAAATTCTGTTGAGCGTATCTTGTGAAGTACCTTCACTTGGGGTGCCTACATTTACTTTGTAATCGCCATCAAGGCTTATGTTTCCGCCTTTTATGATATGCACTATATCAGAAATTGCTTTTACCTTTTTCTTCTCAAGAGCCAAGATTTCTTTTCTGTCGATTATGTCATTTATCGTATGCTGAATTTGTGGATACGTCCGAACTTGAGAAACTCGCTCCGCATCAAAAATGTGTATTACTGCACTTGCTGGAACTTTTTTGACTTCGCTATTTTCCCCAATTAAAAAGTAGTAATTTAGAATTCGTCCGAAAGAATCAAATTCGATTCCGTCAACTATGTTTCCGTTTACATCACTAAGCGGACTCATCAACCTGTGCGATTCTATGATTTGAATTTTGGGTCTGCCGAAACCATCAAAAACTTTTATAACGAAGATTTCGCCATCGATAATTAAGGAACGCAAAATCATTGCTTGGCACTCTTTCCAAGAGAAGCGATTTGTTATATCGCAACGCCTTGACCACCTGTAAAACCAATCGGAAGCAAGCTTGTTCCAATCTTGATTGTCCGACTTTACATTTGGGTAAATTCCTTTGCCTATGCCGTAAACTTTAAGGTCTCGCAAAACACCTCTGACGTGTCCGCTATTTTTTTCAAGATAACGAGACTTGCGGACAAGCTCCGAACGAGTAATTGAAGAAAGTTCAAACTTTGCATCTGTCGGGTTTGAAGAATTTGGATTACCTCTTGAACTTGAGTGCATAGCACTTTCAAAAGATTGCCCCAAAGCATAAAACATATTTGCTATACGTTTACGGAACGTCATTGAATTACGCCCCCACGCACACCGCTAATAATAACTTTCGGAATTGCTTTATATCTGCTAGGGCAAAGATATTCCAAAGCATCAAGTATGCCATTTATCTTACGCTCAATATCATTTAAGGCTATGCGAGAATAGCTACTCCCACTATCAGAAGCCGAAGAAAGATACTTCTCACGCTCCACCTTAGCCCGAGCCAACAAAGCCTCTAACTCCTCAACACTATATCCTCTTTTGTAATTGAAATTCGCCATTTACAAAAGAAAGAGATGTCAAAAAACTTGAAAATTATATATATATATATATCAATCCATATTATGAAGAATACTGGAATTCCATACGAAAAATTTGTTCAAGATTTAATGCAATCTTTATTTGATGCAGGTACAAAGAAAGGACAGATTAACATCAAAGTTGAGCATAATAAGACCTTAACCGATAAAAATGGAGTTGATAGACAATTTGATATATATTGGAAATATGAATTAGACGAAATTACCTATGAAACAGTAATTGAATGTAAGGATTATGCATCAAAGATAAGTATTGAAAAAGTAGACGCGCTTATTGGAAAATTAGCTGATTTACCAAATGTAAGAGGACTTTTTGCTACAACAGAGGGCTATCAAAGTGGTGCGGAAATGAAAGCAAAAAATCATAACATAGAACTTTTGCTAATAAGAAAATTAAATGATTCAGATTTTACGGATAAAGATGGAAATCCTTTAATAAGGGGTATCGTAGTAAATATGCGCGGAATTTTACCTGCAGAAATTTTAGAATTTCTGCCAATAGCAGATAGAGATTGGCTAGAAAAAAATAGCGATTTCGATTTATCAAAGCCAATTCAATGTCCGGCTTGCTTTGAAACAGAAATTTTAATAAATGACTTGGAAAATAATGAAAAGTATTCCTATCGTGATTTGAGATATAAATTACAAGGAGAAAAAAATGTTGAAATAAAAGAGTCTAAAAGTTTTAAAAACGCATTTCTTGAGTATCCAAACGGACTAAAGTTTAAGTTAGCTGGCTATAACATAAAATACATAATTCCAAATTGTATAGAGTCAAAAGTCGAAGTAAGTGCAGATGATGTGAACCGTGGAGTAATAGAATATCTTTCGACGGGAACAAAGAAAATGATAGGAGTTGATGGTTCGGTTAAAACTATCAAGAAATAGAAATATTGGGACTATTGCTCATTCCCAATAATCTTCAACATCAACGCACCTGCACAATTCATCGCTTCACAGTCTAGGTAGTGGTTTGGGCGGTTGCCGATTTGCTCCCATATCCAGTTATTACCTTTTTTAATGCGGTGTTCGGATTCCATTTGTTTTAGATAATCTTCGCTTATATCGTTTGGAACCTCCCACGTTGCACCATCGGAAGGATTCTGATTTCGCCTGATTCTTGCTAAGGTATCTTTTACATTTAAGTTGCTCCAAAAGTGCATACGGCACTTTACATATTTTGAGATGAAAATATTTTTTACTGGAGAATAAAACCTCAACACAGTTTTGCCTTTTGGCAATCTGTGGAAAAAGTTTGCTCGGTTATCGCCCATTACGGCTATCCAATTTCTTTTACCACATTGCTTATAAACTTCGTAAGAATTATAACCAGCATCGATAAAAACAAGATTGTCTAGCACATTGAAACGTTCCTGCAAATTTTCAATATCTTCCCAAGTAAGAACTCGCTCGTGCCATAGCAATCGGCTTGAACCTTCGGCACTCCACGAACGAATAACCAAGTAAAAACAATCCATCTGCACGTCAACAGACACAATTCGTAAAGGTGCTATGCGTTCGCCCTCAGCAAATGGCGAACTTATTATTTCTCCATTTTTATTAAAGCCACCTTCAAGCTCCCAAAGTTCGCCAGACTTGTAGCCACTTGAAGCAATTTCCAATTTATAATCTTCGGCAAATTCTTTCCAAGGCAAGGCGAGACGCTTTTGATAAAATTGTTGAAGCAACGTAGAATCGCCTTTTCTTGCGGAAATTTTCGCACGCAAATAGAGTTCCGCTAATTTGCCCCAGCTCATACTTGCTAATGCGTTCCAATGAAAGCCTACGTTTTCTTTTGAAGCGTTCGTATTCTGCGGAATAAACTTTCCGTCCTTATTTAACAAACGCCTTTGCCTGTCGCTATCTTCAAAATATGTACCGCAATTTTTGCATTTTAAAGCCGTACTATGATTTATTTTGCTGAAATCATATTCGCCATTTTCATCTTTTGCATCATCGTCCCATTCGACATTTTCCCATAGGTAGGGGATATACTCTTTGCAATTTGGGCATTTATAGTGCCACTCTCGCATATCGGTAGTCTCAAACTTGCGGTGCGTGTCGTCTGCTTCTTCTCCGCCTTGACTCATAAAGACACATTTGCCGAGCCAACCGAAAGCGGTAGTTCTGGCTTCCGCTTCCGCCATATGACCTACTGGCCATCTCCAAGTTTCGTCTCCGAATAGCCAACGAATTGAACGGCGTTGAAGATTGGTCTTATTGTACGCACCCAATAGCCAAAGTGTCATTCCGTTTGAAAAGTGAATAGTACAGTTGCGTTGCTTATTTTTATTTTTCGGGAAGAACTTTTTTACCTGCGAACAACTTTCAAAAAGCTTTTGAAGTCTCGACTCGCTTTCGTCCTTTGCGTCCTCGTCCGTCTGGTCGAGCCACAGACAAGGTCCTGGAAGATTCGCTATAATGTAGCAAAGCGTAAGTTCCGGTGCTGTTGTTTTCGACGATTGCACGGCGGCTATCATCGAAACCAATTTTATTTTAGGGTCAACTATCGCTTCCATAACCTCACGAACCCACGGGGAATTTTCCGAGCGGAAAGGTCCGGGAAGCGGAGAATACGGAATGCTTTTTATGTACTCCTCGCACCAACGCCACGGCTCGCGTCTGTCGGCAGGTGTCCAAGCGTCATTGAGTATTCCTACCAGAAGCTTCATACTACTTGGTTAGCAACCAACCGCAGAATTGATACTCTTTAAATACAATCTCACAATCGAACCCGCATTCGGAAAATTCTTTTTCATTTTCGGAAATAGTTTTTAGATACATACACCCACGCAAGGCTTTTGCTTTGTTGATAATTTGCTCTGACGTAAAGCCATTATTTGATTTCATCTCCCAATAGAGCTGTTGCAAGACATCTTGCATTCGAGGCGTTGAACCCATCACTTTTTCAACGATAAACATTGCACCTGCTGAATCTAATTTTTGATAGATGCGTTTTAGAAGATTTCGTCTAGCATCTGGGCGCAAAAATTGCAATGTGTACAATGAAAGCCCATACGCAAAATTGGGAAGCTCTAAAGGCTTTTCTAAGTCGGTAAAACTTATATCAATTTCTTTAAGCTTTGCTTGCTTAATCATAGCTTCTGAATTGTCGTAGCCGATTAGATTGAAGTTCTTACCATTTTTCAGATGACGATATTTTATGCGACGCAAACTCTCGCCAGTAGAAGCCCCGAAATCTATGACTGTACAATTTGGATATGTAAACCAATCCGAAAAAGTTTCAGCTAGTTCCTGTACGTGAATGTAATTCGGAACACTCTTTTTGACGTGTTCGTCAAAGTGCGGGGCAACGTGCTCATCAAATACCCAATTAGACTGACTCGAAGTAATATCTTTATCTGTATTCAAGCTCATACAGATAAAGTTGTGTCAAAAATTTTTATTTATAATATGGAAGCGTTCTACCCAATGTAAATATAAGAATTACAGCTATCATAAACGCGACAGACAAATATACAGGCACTATGAAAAGATGTTTAATTCTTTCATAATTAAGAACGGAGTAATTGATAAAATATATAAAACTAGACGTAGATAAAAATGTTAGAGTGAATCCATCAAATAATGTTAGTTTTTTTGATATATAGACAAGGTTAGATAATTTTTTTACAATATATTTATCGAAGTTAGTTTTTGCAATTTTTTCATCTATTGAATTTATATAAGTCAGTACTCCAAATAATAGTGCGATCAAAAATAAGTAAATTGAATAAATTGATATGAGAAAGCTTTTGGCTTGCATATATCCATCTGCAATCCCATTTGAATTAAAATGAGATGGAACCGTTCGTTGTAAGTCTCCAAAATTGAAAACTTGAAATATAAAAAACATTACAACAATAACTACTGAGCAAATGAAAAATATTATTGATCTATTGTTATAAGTAAGTGGTTTCATATTTACGAATACTGCAATATATTTTTATTTATGTCAATAGTTCTAAAAAACGCTTTCTAAACGCACTTATAGCTTCATCTACTAATCCCATTTTTGAGCCGTCGGGATATGGCAAGTCGAATTCAAATCTCAAGGCTTCTTCTAATCGTTCCCAAGATATGCGTTTTACGTTCTCGCATTTTGCTACACAGTTTCCGCACATTTCATTTATTTTCACATTGCGAAAGTATGGCGAAAACAATTCAAAAAATTCTTTCTTTGTATGATACTTTTGAACTTTTGGCTTATCCTGAAAATCGCCAATTCTCACGCCAGACTCGTATTCTAAGCGAAAGGCAATGTTTCCCGAATTACTTTCATTATGAAAAGCTTTGCCGTTTACCTGCCTGTATCCAGTTTCAGAAACGGAGCTTGCACAAGCATAAAGCTTTGTAAAAGGTCGGCAAAGAGAAGCACAAATTACCGCTATATGCTCTCTGTCTTTTTGGAATGGTACAGAGTTCAAAACGCTAGAAATAAATATGCTGGTAAACTCTTTTCCACTAGCTACAACTTCTAAAAACTGCTTTGTAATCTCTATCGACTTATCTTTGGCTATCTCCGAAACGCTTATGTGATACGGTTCAAATGGCGTACAATCAAAACCTGCGGAGTTTAAAATTTTTGTTTCGGTAAGGTGTCCTGCACCAAAGTCTAAAATTGTATTGCCGTGTTCTTTTCGCCAAAGGGCTTGTTGATATTTATTGAAAATATCAAAGCTATGGCAAGGCTTGTTGCCGTGAACGGTAAATA